TGCTTTTTGTTATCTCCACAGCTGGTGATATTCCTACTGGTTTCCTTGCCAATCGTTTGAAATATTGTCAAAAGGTCCTCAAGCAATTGGTCAAAGATGATTCCTTATTCATGTTTATCTGCAAAGCTGACCAAAACACAGATGGCGATGTAGGAGATTACCTGGACGAGAACGTTCTTAAAAAAGCCAATCCTTCATGGGGTGTGACGGTGTCGCTCAAGGCTCTGAAAGAAGAAGCAGAACAAGCTATGAACGACCCTCAGACAAGAAATGAGTTTTTTAATAAAACTTTGAATGTTTTCACAAACTCCATGAATGCTTATTTCAATCCTGATGAATTCATTGCTTCAGATAGTCAATACGATTGGACCTTAGAGGAACTGTCACGCTTGCCTATTCAGTGGTATGGTGGTGCTGACTTATCAAGAATGCACGACTTGACCGCTGCCGCATTATACGGAGTTTATCATGATGGTGAGAAAGATGTTGATATCTGCATCACACATGCTTTCTTTCCTCGTGTCAATGCTCAAAAGAAAGCCAATGACGATGGCATTCCACTCTTTGGTTGGCAGTCTGATGGTTGGTTGACTATGAGCAACACTCCAACTGTCCTCTATGATGATATCGTTAAATGGTTCATCAAGATGAGAGAGAAAGGGTTCAAAATTGCTGCTGTCGGTATGGATAGAAAATTTGGTCGAGAATTCTTAACCAAGATGAAACAAGCTCGGTTTAAGATGATTGACCAACCACAGCTTTTTTGGCTGAAGTCAGAGGGATTTAGACGAATTGAGTTTAAGGTGAAAAATAAAGAATTTTATTATCTTCACTCCGACGCTTACGAGTATTGTGTAAGTAATGTCAGAGCTATCGAGAAAGTGGATGATGCTGTGCAATATGAAAAATTAGACGGTGACGGTGGTACTGCAAGAATTGACTTGTTCGATGCCAGCGTTTTTGCTTGTATCCAAGCTCTTGCAAATCTTGGTAAGAACCAGGATGTCATGAGCTTCTTCAAGTAGAGAGAAAGGAGGTGAGGAAATATGGGGCTTTTAGATAGGATTTTGAAACGAAGTAAAACTCAAAGTGGCACAAATGTCATCACTCATTCAGACTTTGGTTTGTTTTTTGATGGTGATGGTTATGTTCCTTTAGCTCGCAATCCTGATGTGATTGCAGCAGTCAACAAGGTTGCTGATATGGTGTCCAATATGACCATTCATTTGATGGAGAATACCGACAAAGGCGACATCCGAATTAAAGACGGACTAGCTAGAAAAATTGATGTAAACCCATGCGATAATATGACTCGTAAAACTTGGATTTTCAAGATTGTGCGTGATCTATTATTGTTTGGTGATGGTAATTCGGTTCTTCATGTTGAGTATGATCCTGTGAATGATTATATTTTGAACCTGAGACCATTCGCAATGAGTGAAGTATCTTTCAGAAGTGACGATAATGGTTATGTCGTGAATTATCGTGGCACTGATTACAATCCAAGCGAAATCGTACACTTTGCAATCAATCCAGACCCAGACAATCCATTTGTAGGTACTGGATATAGACTTGCTCTGAGAGATATTGTTAGGAATTTAAACCTTGCTACTCAAATCAAAAAAGGGTTCATGAGTGGGAAGAACGTTCCAAGTCTAATTGTGAAAGTTGATTCTTCTAGTGGAGACTTAGCAACTCAAGAAGGTCGTGATCTAGTCGCTAAGAAATATCTCAGTACTAGCCAGTCTGGTGAGCCGTGGATTATCCCTGATGCTCTCATGAGTGTTGAACAGGTAAAACCACTCAGTTTGAAAGATATTGCTATCAATGAATCTGTTGAAATTGACAAGAAAACAGTTGCTGGGCTTTTGGGAGTTCCAGCTTTTATTTTGGGAGTTGGGAATTTCAATAAAGAAGAATACAACAACTTTGTCAACACAACAGTCATGAGTATTGCTACAACAATCACTCAGACCTTAACTAGAGATTTACTAGTTTCAAACAATCGGTATTTCAAGCTTAACGCTCGTTCGTTATATTCTTACGACATTACAGAATTGTCATCAGTAGCACAACAGATGACCAATAGCATGGCAATGCGTAGAAACGAGTGGAGAGACTGGTTAGGAATGCCGCCTGATCCTGATATGGATGAGCTCCTTGCTCTTGAAAACTATATCCCACAAGACAAGCTTGGGGACCAGAAGAAGTTGAAAGGAGGTGAGGAAGAAGATGAACAAACGCAATAGTTATCGCACTGCTCAATTCAAAACACGAGAAGAAACCGAAACTGGTGATTTGATTTTGAGTGGGTACTTTATCAAGTTCGATGAAGTTACTGAATTATGGCCAGATTACTTTGAAGTGATTAAGCGTGAAGGTGTTGAAAAAGCAATTCAAAACGCTGACATCAGGGCATTGTTTAACCATGATGATAGTTTAGTGCTTGGTCGCACTGGAAATGGAACGGTCATTTTGGGAGTTGATGAAATTGGCCTCTTCGGGGACATCATTATCAACAAAGAAGACCCGCAAGCCATCGGGGCCTATGCTCGTGTTCAGCGTGGAGATGTGATTGGTTGTAGCTTTGGCTTTATCCCAATTAAAATCAACACAGAAGAACGTGATGATGGTTCGTATCTGGACACTATCTTAGAATTAGAAATCTTTGAAGTGAGCCCATGTACTTTCCCAGCATATCCACAAACGGAAATTGCTGCACGACAGAAAGACTTTGAAAGTCAGAAACGTGCTAATCGTGAAGCGCTAGACAAGCGCAAGAAAGAAATTAAGGAGAAATTTAATCTATGCACAAATCATTAATTTTGGGCGCTCGTATGCGCAACAAAGCGGATAAAGTAGTAGAGCTTGAGGAATCAATCGAGGAATTGAACAAACGCTCTGAACTTGAAGCTGCTAAATTGGAACAAGCTGGAACTGAAGAAGAAGTTTCAGAAGTTGAAAAAAATCTTGAAAAAATCCAAAAAGAATTGGATGAAAAGGAAGCAGAAAAAGAACAACTTGAAAAAGAAATTGAAGATCTAAAAAAACAAGTTGAAGAACTAAATCGCAAAGCACCAACTTATCAAAGCGAAGAAGAACAACGTGGAGGACAAAAATTGGAACAACGTGACGCAATCGCAAAATTCATCCGTACTGGACAAACTCGTGACATTGTAGGGTTAAAAACTACTGATTCAGGAAGTGCAGCCCTAATTCCTAATGAAGTGTTGAAACCACACTTTATTAACAAGACCCGCAATCCTATCTTGGACCTTGTAAAACGTGTTCAAGTAACAAGTGGATCTGGTAAGTTCCCAGTTATCAAGAAAACTGACAACAAAATGTCATCAACAGATGAATTGAAAGCTAATCCAGAACTTGCAAAACCAAACATTAGTGAAGTTGACTATGCAATCAAGACTTATCGTGGTTATATCCCTGTATCACAAGAAATGATTGACGATGCAAACTACGATATCATGGCAATTGTAGAAGATGAAGTATTTAACCAAGGAGAAAATACAGAACTTTCATTGATTGCTTCTGTTCTAAAAACAGCTACCAATGCTGATGCAACTGGATTTGATGGAATTAAAGACATCTACAACAAGAAACTTAAACCAATCTACAAAGCAAGTATCGTTGTAACACAATCAATGTTCGCTGCTCTCGATAAAGTGAAAGACAAAGAAGGTCGCTACATGCTTCAACCAGATGTCACTTCACCTACTGGTTACTCATTCGGTGGCAAAACTATCTACACAGTAGAAGATACTGTTTTCGGAAACGAAGGAGAAATGAAATTCTTCATCGGTGACATTACTGAATTTGTTGGATTGTTTGACCGTTCTCAAGTGTCTGTTAAATGGGTGAACAACGACATCTATGGTCAATTGCTTGGTCTCTTCATCCGTCTGGATGTTAAGAAAGTAGATGAAGCTGCTGGATTCTTTGGTACTTATACTGACGCAGTTGGGTAAGGAGGTGGCTTTTGAGCTATACAGTAATCCGTCCATTTAAGGACTTGAACGATCCTGAACAACATGACTATTCAGCTGGTGATGCCTTTCCTCGCGAAGGGCATGAACCAACTGAAACTTTTATCAACGGTCTTTTGAACGGGTTGAATAGTGCTGGTTCAATCTTCATCGAAGAAGTCCCAGATGAAAAACCTAAAAAAACAAAAACTAAACCTGTTGTAGAAGAAGATCCTATCGCAGAAGAAGAGGAATAAACATGGATGAATTTCAGCTGTTACAGTTGCTGAAACTCAAGTTAGGTATTTCAACCAAACTGAGAGACAAGCCACTAGAAAAAATCATTTCAAGTGTCATCACTGAATTGACCGATAATCTCGGTATTGAGCTTGTCGGTGACCGTGCTGATCATGAAATGTTTATCGTTGACTATGCTGCTTATCGTTATGAAGGTGGAGTGGATTTGCCACGACACCTTCAGTGGCGATTACACAATTTGCAATTATCATCAAAGAAAGAGGTTAAGAATGTGGAATGATGAAATCACACTGACCTCTAGGAAAATCAAAGGTAAGGACAAACTCAAACAACCAATCTATGAAGATGTTGAAGTGACAATTTTGTGTCGCAAAAAGAAAGTTACTCGCTCTGAATTTTATCAAGCTAATCAAGCAGGATTAAGACCAAGCTTGGTTGTCGAAGTTCACAATTTTGAATATGACAATCAAGAACATGCCGTATTTGAAGGCAAGAAGTATCGTGTCTTAAAAACCTATCCAATCGATTCTGAAATTTTGGAATTGACTTTATCGGAGAAATTAGAATGAGCATTGACCTCGCTGATTTCATTGCAAAAGAGCTAGCTTCATATTCAACTGAGTTTTCAGAAGGAGTGGAAAAGATTGCTGAAGAGGTAGCAGAGGAAGCAGTACAGGAGTTAAGACAGACCAGTCCGAAGCGATACGGAAAATATCGCAAAGGCTGGAAAAAGAAGAAGCTAGCAAATGGCTCTTATGTTGTCTTTAATTCTGTCGCTAGTCTTACTCACTTACTTGAGAACGGGCACATCCTACGAGGTGGTGGTCGTGTATCTGGTATAGTCCACATTAAACCAGTTGAAGAAAAAGCTATCGAGAATTTTGAAAAAAGAATCAAGGAGATTGGCCAATGAAACTTTCAGAGTTTGCTGATATTTTAGAGAAATCAGACTTACCTGTAACTTATCGAGCGTATCAAGAGGGCAATGCTCCAGATATGCCTTATCTGATTTACTACGAATCTAGTCCAGCAATTAATGCAGCTGACAACACGGTTAATCATGAGATTAAGAGTGTGACAGTCGAGCTAGCATTTGAGCGCAAGGATGAAGAATTGGAAGAGCGACTAGAAGAGCTGTGGAAGTCCCACGAGCTCTTTTTTGAAGCTCAAGAAGAAACATTTATCGAGACTGAAAGGTTATATGTCAAGCCTTATACAGTCTATCTATATTAAGGAGGAATGACATGCCCGAAAACAAAGTAACGTTTGGTTTAAAAAATGTTCACGTTGCACCAATTAAAACAATTGGAGCAGACGGAGTGATTACTTATGATGAAGTATTCCGTTTCCCTGGAGCGATGGAGTTAACGCTAGATCCAAAAGGTGATTCTGGAGCAGTTAAAGCAGATGACATTGACTACCATTTCATCAACTCAAACGAAGGATATGATGGAAAACTTAAAGTACCTCATATCATCGAAGCATTTGCAACTAAGATTTTGGGAGAAATTAAAGACTCTCAAACTGGTGTCATGACTGAAAAAGGAGATGCAGAACCAACAGCATTCGCTATTATGTTTGAATTCTCTGGTGATAAGAATAAGACTCGTCACGTTCTTTACTACTGTTCAGCAAGTCGCCCATCAAATGGATCATCAACTAAAAACGGTACAAACGTAAATGAACGCGAGCTATCTTTCAAAGCTAGTCCTCGTCCACTCGACTCGGTTATCAAACGCTCAATCACATCAGCTGATAACAACGAAGTCTACAACAAATGGTTTGAAAAAGTTTATGAACCTAATGCTGTTGGTTAAGGAGAAATAAATGCGCAAAATCATTATGGTTGGCGAGCAAGAGTATGAGTTAGGAACAAGTGCTTATACTCCAATTGCCTACAAGCAACAATTCGGTAAGGATTATTTTCAAGATTTATTCTCAATGTTGCAAAATCAATCCCTTATGTCTGAATTGAACAAATTGAATTCTGGCGAAAAAGAATCGAACGAAGTGGATATTTCAATCTTGTCAGACTTTGACATGACATTCTTTAATCGTCTGTTTTGGACCTTTGCTAAAACTGCAAATCCTCACATCAAACCATACGAACAATTTTTCATGGAAATGGAAAGTTTTCCAATTCAAGAAGTTGGGCCTGAGTTGATGGAAATGTTGAATGCAAGTATGTCAACAAAAAAGTCCCAGACCAGTCAGAAACAGCTAGCGAAGAAATCTTCACAGTAGAATCTTATCTATCCTGTTGCAAAGAAACAGGATTGTCTATCGATGATCTAAAGAACATTTCAATCGGAATGGCTTTAGATTATCAAACAGATTATGTGAATTTACGAAGCGAAAGTAAAAAAGGCGAGCGAAAAGCCAACCAAGCTGATTTTGACAATTTTTAAAAGAAAAGGAGTGCTGAGAGAGCGATTCTGAGGTCAAGTTTATTGACCTGACTGCATTATCAGTCGTAGATGTTCTCTCAGCGCTTTTTATTTTTAGAGGAAGGAGGAAACATGGCAGGAAATATTAAAGGTATCAAGATTGAGATTGATGGAGATACGCAACCCTTACAGAAGGCACTCAAGAATGTCAATAAGGCTGCAACAGATGCAACCCAAGAATTAAGACAAATTGACAAAGCCTTAAAATTTGATACAGGGAACGTCACTCTATTAACTCAAAAACAAGAGGTCCTACAAAAACAAGTTTCTAATACAAAAGAAAAATTAGAAACTTTAAGACAGGCACAATCTCAGGTTGAACAACAATTCAAAAGTGGGAACATTGGTGCTGATCAGTATCGAGCATTTCAACGTGAAGTAGAAACTACCAAGAATGTTCTTGAAGGCTATAAAGGAAAACTAGCAAATGTCAACCAAGCACTTTCAGAAAACGGAAATGCTACCCAAAGCAATAAAAGTCAGCTTCAGAACTTGCAGAAAGAACAGAATCGCCTTGCTAGCGAGTCTGAAAAAGTTGTAAGCTCCTTTAAACTACAAGAAAGTCAGTTAGGTGCTAACGCTAGCGAATCTGAAAAACTAGCTCTGGCACAGAAAAAAGTCGGTGCTCAATCCTCTATCGTTGCCAAGCAGATTGAAAATCTTGAGAAGCAGTTAGAGTTAACTAAGCAAGAATATGGTGAAAATTCAGTTGAAGCCAACAAAATGGAAGCACAACTGAACCAAGCTAAAACATCGTATTCAAATCTATCTCAAGAGATGAAAAACTTGGGTAGTGCGGGTAAACAAGCTGCTAATACTTTAGGTGAGACAAACAACCTTTTAAAAGCAGAGTTACTTAATCAATTTTCTGAGAAACTATCAGATATCAGCCAGAAGCTTGTTGATTTTGGTAAAAGTGCATTAGAAGCCTTCAGACAAGTTGACGAAGGCATGGACACTATCGTTACCAAAACTGGTGCGACAGGCGATAGTTTGAAAGAAATGCAAGACATTGCCGCAAACATCGCAACAACTATTCCAACTGACTTCAGCAAAGCTGGTGAAGCAGTCGGAGAGGTCAACACACAGTTTGGATTAACTGGCGATGCTCTCAAAGATGTTTCCATAGAGATGATTAAGTTTGCTGAAATTAACGGTACAGACATTACCAATTCAACTATTTCAGCAAGTAAAGCCTTGGAAGCTTATGAGCTATCAACTAGCGATTTAGCGAAAGTCCTAGATTCTACTACATATACAGCTCAATCGACTGGTGTATCTGTTGATGACTTGATGAAAAAAGCCATTGAAGGCGCACCGCAAATTAAAATGCTAGGTCTTTCATTTGAAGAAGGTGTAGCGTTGCTCGGACAATTTGAAACGAGCGGTGTGGATGCTTCAGGCGCTTTGTCAGGTTTAACAAAAGCAGCAGGAACTTATGCTAAACAAGGTAAAACTTTGAAAGAAGGTCTTATCGAAACAATTGATAAGATAAAGAATACTACTAGCGAAACTGAAGCAATGGGACTAGCGATGGAAATATTTGGTGCTAAAAAAGCACCTCAAATGATTGATGCTATCAAGCGTGGAGCATTTGATTTTCAAACGTTCTCTGAAGCAGCTGAAAATTCAGTAGGGACAGTCTCAAACACTTTTGAAGCTACTCTTGATCCAATTGACAAATTTAAGACGGCTCAAAACTCAGTTACTTTAGCAATGTCAGAGCTAGGCGCAGCAATAGCTGAAACTCTAGCACCTACATTTGAAGTGTTAGGGAATATGGTCAAAGACATAGCAGAGTGGTTCAGTGGTCTACCTGGTCCAGTAAAAGAATTCATCGTGATTTTGGGAGGTGTAGTCACAGTCGCTGGGATTCTAGTCCCGATATTCTTAACCTTGCAAGCAGCAGCAGTTGCGCTTGGAACATCCATCGGAGCCATGATTGCAGCAGCTGCACCCATAATCGGTATTGCTGCTTTAATTGTTGCCGCTATTGCAGCAATCGTGATTGGCATCAAGTATCTATGGGATACAAACGAGGGATTTCGTGACGCTGTCATGACAGTCTGGAATGCTATCATGGAAGTCATCAACAGAGTTGTGAGTGAAGTTTCTAACTTCATCATGAGTATGTTCGGAGTTGTTGTCAATTGGTGGACCGAAAACCAAGAGCTTATACGATCTAGTGCAGAAACGGTCTGGAATGCTATCCAAACCGTAATTGATGCAGTCATGACTTTCTTAGGGCCATTAATCGAGGCCGCATGGGCGAATATCCAACTGGTCATCACGACCGCTTGGGAAGTCATAAAGACTGTTGTTGAAACTGCAATTAATGTTGTCTTAGGCATTATCAAGGCAGTCATGCAGATTATCACAGGTGACTGGTCAGGAGCATGGGAAACAATCAAGGGAGTATTCTCGACTGTATGGAATGCTATCCAAAATGTTGTTCAAACCATCTTCACAGCCATCCAATCGTACATTTCAAATACGATAAACGCCATTTCAAGTACAATTTCAAATGTATGGAATGGAATTTCAAGTACAATTTCAAATGTATTAAATGGTATTTCAAATACTGTTTCAAATGTTTGGACAGGAATCAAAAATTCAATAGGGAATGCTATCAACGGTGCCAAAGACCTTGTAAGTTCAGCAATCGGTGCGATTAAAGGTCTATTCAATTTCAGTGTTAGTTGGCCACATATTCCACTACCTCACTTTTCAGTAAGTGGTTCAGCAAATCCATTGGATTGGTTGAGTAAAGGCGTGCCAAGTATCAGTATTGACTGGTATGCCAAGGGTGGTATCATGACAAAGCCAACCATCTTTGGTGCAAATGGGAACAGTCTAATGGTTGGTGGAGAAGCTGGAAATGAAGCAGTATTACCACTGAATGACAAGACTCTTGGTGCTATTGGCCGCGGTATTGCTCAGACGATGGGTGATAGTGCAACAAACATCAATATCACAATCACTGGCAATGTTGTCAGAGAAGAAGCAGACATCTCTAGAATCGCTGACCAAGTTGCTCAACGAATTGCTGACGAAATCCAACGTAGAAGCCAATTGAGAGGAGGTCTGGCATGATAAAACATAACGAACTTGTGATTGACGGTGTAAGAACATCGTCTTTCCCTTTCAAAGTCATCGTCCATGACTCTCCCTCAATTGCATTAGGAGAAGGCAAAACAACTCTTCTTGAGCACAGTGGAATTAGTGGAGCAATCGTACAAACCAACAAGCACAGAGGACTTGTAAATAAGACTTACTCAATTTATCTTGTGAAACCTACTGAAGAACAGATGAATCAATTCATGAGTCTGTTTATTCGTGAGAAATTTTGGTTAGAAAGCGAGCGAGTCAAAACGACTCGTCTCTGGTGTTATAAGGCCAACGCCAGCGATCTTGAAGAAACACAACCTGGTTTGTATATGACAAAAGTAACATTCACTTGCCACCCTACAAAACATTTCAAAACCACTGACACACAAAGATTGACTGGAAACGGAGTTTTAACCACTCAAGGCTCTGCTCTTGCCTTTCCTAAAATCACAATCGTTGGACAGATCGCTACTGAGACTTCGTTTACTATTGGCGGACAAGTCATCAGACTTGAAAACCTCACAGAATCGCTTGTGATGGTCAACAATCCAGACAATCCAAGCTTTAAGACCACAACAGGAAAACCAGTTAAATGGTCAGGTGATTTTATTACTGTTGATCCATCAAAACTGAAAAATGTCGGTGTAGTTTTGGGTCCTGGCATTCAATCAATTGAAATCGAAACAGTTTGGGGGTGGGCATAATTGCTTTATTTACTTGATAAGAATGTGAGAACTGTTCGCTGGAACGGTGAGCCACTTCATGAAGCAACATCTGCAATTGTCAAAGAATCGATGAACGGCGACTTCATTCTTACTGTAAAATACCCAATTTCTGACACTGGGATTTACAAACGAATCAAAGAGGATATGCTGATAAAATGTCCTACACCCGTTCTAGGACCTCAGTTATTCCGTATCAAGAAACCTATTGAGGACAATGACCAACTCGAAATCACGGCATATCACATCACAGACGACATCATGCAACGTTCTGTGAAACCTGTTAAGGTTGCAAATCAAACTTGTTCAATCGCACTTTCTCAAATGGTTCAAAATACCAAAACTGATTTAGGGGATTTCTCATTTACAAGCGATATTCAAGAGCATAGAACATTCAATATGACAGAAACAGAGAATATCTATTCTGTACTTCTGGATGGTAAGCATAGTATCGTTGGTACTTGGGAAGGTGAATTAGTGCGCGACAACTTCTCATTAACGGTTAAAAAGAATCGTGGTGAGAATCGTGGCGTTGTAATCACTACACACAAGAATCTGAAATCTTATCAACGCTCTAAAAACTCTCAGAATGTCATTACTAGAATTCATGCTCGGTCTACATTCAAACCTGAAGGTTCTGAACATGAAACAACAATCAAGGTGACAGTAGATAGTCCGCTTATCAACTCTTATCCCTATATCAACGAAAAAGAGTATGAAAATAACAATGCTAAAACTGTTGAAGAGTTGAAAAAGTGGGCACAAGCTAAATTCACAAATGAAGGCATTGACAAGGTCTCTGACTCAATCAAGCTTGAAGCTTATGAATTAGATGGACAAATCGTCCATTTAGGGGACACAGTCAATCTCAAGAGCTTAAAGCATAATGTTGATATTTTCAAAAAGGCTGTTGCTTACGAGTACGATGGACTGAAAGAAGAATATATTTCTTTAGAGTTTGACGACAAGGCTGGCTTTGGAGGTTCAGGAGTATCGAATGGCCTTTCTGATGTAACAAATGCGATCCTTGGAGTAACCTACTCAGCCCAAGAAATTGCAATTGAAAGAGCTGCTAGAAATGCTAACTTAGCTTTTGAACACCAATCAAATCAATTGAAGAAAGAAGTCGAAGATGGCATTGAGTTAATCAAAGCGAAGTCCGAAGAAAATAAACGTTCGCTATCAGATGAAATCAATCGAAAGTTTCACGACTTCAGCCCAGAAGGATTTGAAGAAGCTAAAACAAAAGCAGAAGAAGCTTTGAAACAAGCTAAAGCGGGCTTTAATTTAGCAGACGAAGCGAAGTATATTGCAGACCAAAATTCAATCACGTTCGCTTCAATGGCTAACAGAGTGAACAAGCAAGACAGTGCTATCAAAGATAATGCCTTGAAACTTGCTGAATATAAAGAAACAGTCAGTGAACGCATAGCAAATCTTTCTAGTCAAATGGCTGGCAAGGTCGATCAAGTAGAATTCCAACGTGTAAGAGAAACGGCTCAACTCTATGAGCGTATTTTGGGTGGTGCTGAAAATGACGTATCGAGAAATGTTTCTCGTATGGTTTTGAGCGACCAACTATTTCAGACCGAAGTTGGGAAGTACGTAACAGATGATAACAATCTGATTGTCAATTCTATGACAATGGATAAGCATTCACTTGTTAATCCGAATAGAAACGGCGTTAACATTTCAGTTGATGATGGTGTTTTCACAATCAAGGCGCAAGGGTTAACAAGCTATAATTTTAGCGGTTTCACACTGCCGATTTATGTAAAAAAAATCTATCGTGGAGAAACGTACACACTCGGTTTTAAGTATAGAATCCGTGAAAAAGTTGATACTAACTTTGTTTTTACAGTGAAAAATCACGTTGATAATAAAATGTTATTATCCGCTGATGTCGCAAAACCACAAGACGAGGCTGGTGTTGAGTGGTGGGAATTTCAGAAAACCTTCACGGTTCAAGAGGATTTTGCTTTTGGTGAAAACCCGCAAGGAAGATACCCGTTTTACATTTACATGGCTAAGAACGGCTGGGTTGAGTTCAAAGAGCCTATACTGGTTCGTGGTTCAAAGACTGGACCATACAAACCGAGTCAATTCGATGATGCTTACAAAATGACCGAAGCGACACGAACACAAGTTACACAACTTGCTGGTTCATACGCTATCCAAAATTTGAACAGCGCAGGCGACCTAATCAACGGTATCAATATTGGTGCTAACGGTCATAATCGATTCGTTGGTAAATTGACTCATATCACAGGCGAGACCTTAATTGACAACGCAGTTATTAAATCGGCCATGATTGATAAACTCAAAACTGCTAACTTTGAAGCAGGTTCAGTCACTACTACTATCTTAGGAGCTGAAGCAGTCACAGCTGAGAAGGTTAAGTTTGATACTGCATTCATTCAAAAATTGGTATCGCAACAAGCATTCATTGATGAGTTATTTGCGAAGCAAGCGACGATTACTCAGATTCAGTCAATCGACATCACAGGCGAACACGTCAAAGGGGGGAAACTAACTTCATTAAATGGCGTGACTGATTTTGATTTACAGACAGGTTGGATTGATATGAATGGTTTTGGCGTTGGCATCAAGAATAAATTTCCGAATCGACCATTACAATATCTAGTTTTTGGAGCTGGTAATATCAACGGTGTCGATGCTTCATATACAGCACTCATGAGTAACCGAAACGGTTTACAAGCTTCAGACCACACATCCGCAGGTCTACAAATCTGGAACGGGCGTACTGGTGACAATGTTCAGAGTGCTATCAATATGTATGGTCGGAGAATAACATTTAATCAAAGCGCACAAGCTGGTCTTCGAGAAATATCGATTGACACAGACACGAATACTATTTCGGGAGCTGATGAAATTTATATCAAAGGCGTACGTCTATCACTCATCTTAAACGACATTTACGACAATTTCAGAAACCTTGCAGCGGTCCCTGGAAATTATAGTCGAGGATATCACAGCCAATGGCGATAAAAAAAAGAAAGGTAGAACATGAACACAGCAGATAAAGTCATTAACGATTTAGCTATTCAAATCGCAAATAAAGCGATTGAATGCGCAAATTACAAAGCGTTATATGAAGAAGCACAGGAACAATTTCAAGAAGCTAATAGCCAACTTGAAAAAATCAACAAAGTCTTACAGTCGAATGACGAGCTAAAAGCTCTATTTGACAAAGTGGCAGATGAATTAGATAAACCAAAGGAAGAAGGATAATATATGACATTTAAAGTTGTAAACAAATATTTACAAGAAAACAATCGTACATTCGTAGCAATTCGTCAAGAAGCACCATACACAGCTTTTGACCGTGTTTTAATTGGTGACCGTGTGAATGAATCGGACGAGGTTCTGATTGAGGCAGTGCTTGGTCAAGTAGCTACTGAACTAAATCCAGCGGATGGTGTGAAGAAGCTTCAAGAAGATTTGCAAACGCAAGCTCAAGAATATGAAACCAAACTGTCTGAGAAGGATGCTAAGATTGCAGAAGTTAAGGCAGTGGCAGATTGGGCAGTTTTGGCTCGTGTTACTGATACAGATAACCCACTAAATCCAACAGTCTTTAAGCGTGGGCTTGAATTGGTTGATTTAGGACAGACTGGCAAGACCTACCAATCACAAGAAATTTTCACCCTTGAAAATCCGAACCATGTCGAAAAATATCAAGAAGGTAAACGTGTTATGGTTCAAGTTAATGGAGCCTTCACTTACCAAGGCGAAACACTTGAACAACTCGCAAGCCTTGAGCAAAACGGCAAGATTGGCATCTGGAAGTGGACAGAACCAAAAACAGAGAAACCATCTAGCGAGTTAGACACACAACCTGTTCAATAAGAGGTGATATATGCAAGATTTAGCATTTCACGAATTACTGGAACACCTCAAAAACCTATCTTATAGTCCATACATTCATTTCTTTTTTTGGTTGATGGTTTTAGATATCGCAACTGGATACATCAAGGCATTTAAGACCAAGCGATTTGATAGCAAGGTGGGAACAATGGGATTGATTCGACACTTCATTGTTTTCGTTGTTATCTTGCTTGTAGCTATGTATGCCCGTTCGCTTGGTTTTCGTAGTTTTGGGATTGCTTGGACAATGTTTTTCTCATTCAATTATCTGTTTTCAGTAATCGAGAATTGGGAAATGATTGGACTAGCTTTTCCAGAATCCCTGAAACCTTATATCAATCAAATCAAGAAAGACAATGCTCGTAAGATAGGTCAGTTATTGGTCAATATTGACCAAAAAGACAAAGTAGAAGTTGAAGTCGAAGTAAAGGAGAAACAAGATGAATAAAATCAACTGGAAACTACGTTTACAAAACAAAGTAACTCTTATCGCTCTTTTGGGAGCGGTATTCCTTATGTCTCAACAATTCGGATTTGAAATTCCACAAAATATTCAGAACGGCGTGAATACGTTTGTTTATATCCTTGTTTTGCTGGGAGTGGTTACTGATCCAACGACAGCTGGATTGACCGATAGTGAACGAGCTCTTGAATATCACGAACCAAGCGAAGATTAATCAATCAGAGAACCCTTTTGGGGTTCTCTTTCTTTTTTGAAGAAAGGAGGTAGCACTTGAAAAAGGTTATTGAGAAAAAATTAACCATTTCAGCCAACAATCGAGACGTAGATAGGCTTTATCAAGAGTTTTATAGCAAAGATAAAAGCATTGCTGAATTTAAGTTTACACTTGATGATTTGACCGCTACTAAGGTTATCTGCTTATTCTATTTCAAAACTACTAAGCGATACCAGGAAGTAGATGCAGCAATCGAGGGTAATTCGTTTACGGTTCAATTTGATACATCATTGATCACGACAGATGAATCTGTCATTGGCTACATCTATTTTGAAAAAGTAGAGCAGTCAGCAGATGTGTATAGCTTTATTTTTAATGTTCACGTAAGTGAGATTGATAAAGCTGTTAAAACACCACTTATTGAACGTGAATCAGGGCGAATTGTTAACGTCAATGACATTGTTACCAAGCAAGAATTGGACGAGTTGTTTGCAAAAATCAAAGAGCAAGGTGGTACGTATGACGACAGTGGTATTCGTGCTAAAATAAGCAATATTTCAGCTGATATTGAAGCGTTGAAGACCAAGCCTGATAATGACACCATCTACAATGACAAGCCCCTTGTAGAGCGTGTAGTGGCTTTAGAGAACAAGCCTGAAAAAGATACTAGCGATCTAGTAACAAGACAGGAACTTGAAAGTAAAAATTATCTTACCTCACACCAATCGTTGGAAAATTATGCTTTAAAATCTGAAATTCCAACACCTTACAACGATTTAGAATTAAAGAAACGTGTTGAACGTTTAGAGAATAACCCCAACGTTGATACAAGCAATTTTGCTACTAAGGACGAGTTACGCAATATCTCACTAACTCCTGGGCCAAAAGGTGACAAGGGGGAAACTGGTGAGCGTGGACCACAAGGCGAAACTGGACCAAGAGGAGCGGACGGTTTACAAGGTCCTCAAGGATTGCAAGGGGTACAAGGTGAGAGTGGGCGAGATGGAGAGCCAGGACCTCGTGGAGAACGAGGGGAACAAGGACCAATCGGACAGACTGGACCAGTCGGACCTCAAGGGCCTATTGGCTTAACTGGTCCAAAAGGTGCTGATGGCGTAGGCATTCCTCAAAAATTGAGAATTGAAGGAAATACCCTCATCTTATCTGATGGCGGTGGCAACGTAACCCTACCAACTTCAACAAGTAGCAATACGGGACAAGTCAATCAGTATGAAATTCACGGAACTGGTATGCCAAACGGCAAGGTTACTGCTCCAGTCGGGACTACTTACGTTGATACCGCTATAACAAGTGGAGCTCTCAAGTGGATAAAGAGACAAGGAAGCGGAAATCAAGGATGGGAGGTTCTCACAGGTGACACAGGTTGGAGAACTTTAAATATTAAATCTAAACTCGGAAACTCATATCTAAAAGTTAGACGAAAAAATGATGTAGTTACTTACCAATTTGGTGGTCTTTCTTGGGGCTGGTTCGGCGTCATTCGTAGAGGTGGCGTAGGATACGAGGCTCAAGGGAGCGACAAAGAACGAAATTGCTACATTCTAGGGCTAGGTGGTGTTCCTTACGGATTCCGCTCTGAAGCATCTCTCATCGGTGGTATTTACAACGACAAGGGCACGCCATACGGAACATGGTACTTGGGAGGTGCTGGAGATAGCAATATGCTACGCTTCCAGTTTACCGATCCAGTCCCTACTGACCGTGATATCGGAGACATCCGAGTAAGTTCTATCTCGTACTTAACAAGTGAGCCTTGGCCTACAACATTGCCATAAACGAAAGGATAAAATATAAATGACAATCAATATTGAAAATGCTATCGCATGGATGAAAGCTAGACAAGGACAAGTCTATTACAGTATGGAATACCGTGACGGTCCTGATAGCTATGACTGTTCAAGTTCAGTCTATTATGCTTTGAGAAGCGCTGGGGCTTCATCTGCTGGATGGGCAGTAAATACAGAGTATGAGCATGACTGGCTAATTAAAAATGGTTATGAGCTTATCGCTGAAAATACTGAATGCAATGCTAAGCGTGGAGATATCTTTATCTGGGGCAGAAAAGGCGCAAGTGCTGGAGCGTTCGGGCACACTGGTATGTTTATTGACTCAGTCAACATCATTCATTGTAACTATGCTTATAATGGTATTTCAGTCAATGAGCATGACGAGCGCTGGTATTATGCTGGTCAACCTTATTTCTATATCTACCGCTTGACCAATCCAGATGCTCAACCTGAAGAACCTAAAAAAGGATGGCAGTCGGACGATAAAGGCGATTGGTACGCTCGAGCAAATGGGACGTATCCGAAAAGTGAATTCGAGTATATCGAAGATAATAAATCATGGTTCTATTTTGACGAGTCGGGCTATGCTTATACTGAGAAATGGCTACATCACACAGATGGCCAATGGTACTATTTTGACAAAGACGGATACATGGCCACAAGCTGGAAGAAGATTGCTGATAAATGGTATTACTTCAACCGTGATGGATCAATGAAGACAGGGTGGGTAAAATACTACGACAAGTGGTACTATCTCGATGCAACCAATGGCGAAATGAAATCAGATTGCTTTGTTAAATATAATGACGGCTGGTACTTACTACTTCCAGACGGGCGTATGGCTGATAAGCCTGAGTTCACAGTAGAACCAGATGGCTTAATTACCACAAAATAAAATAGAAAGATTCAAAATTTAATTACACTTGAC